CGGCGTGTCAGGGCAATCATGCCGGAAGCCTCCACTCTAAAAAAGAAATCCGATCCGGGAATGATGAAAGCCAATGTGCAAGCCAAGCTTGAGGCAGCCCCGGTGAGGAAGCCTGTAACTCTATCGGGCATTCAGGGTGGAGCAAATCCAGCCTCTGAACGTGAGCAGCTTGAGAGTCTGAGCCCATTTGAACTTGCTCAGAAGCTGATGAAGATGCCCACGCATCAGGCGGCAGCCTTGAGAGCCGAACTTGATTAAGGATTATTGATTAAATGGCTGAAACAAACGTAGCAAGCGGAAGTTCACTGGCAGTCAAACATTATAGCGCGGCGCTCTTCGCCAACACACTCAAAGGATCCACAGCGATTGACAGCCTTGTCGGCCCGGTCGAGCCTTCAGTAGCAATGCAGAAAATTGCCGGTCAAACAAATCCGGGCATGCCTGTTGTGCGTATCGATAATTTAATGAAAAGTGCTGGTGATGTCGTATCGCTCGATCTGGTCGATACGGTGGGCGGTGAGCCGTTGATGGGCGATGTCAATCGTGAAGGACGGGGCAGTGCACTTTCGTTTTCCTCAATGGAGATCAAGATCGATCTATCCAGTAAAGTCATCGATGCCGGTGGCAGCATGTCGCAGCAACGCACCAAGCATCAGTTGCGTGAAATTGCCCTGGCGCAATTGTCAGGTTATTTCCCCCGTCTCGACGCTCAGGAAACACTGGTGCATCTTGCAGGAGCACGTGGTTCGCAAACCGGTTCGGACTGGACAGTACCGCTTCAAAGCGCACCGAACTTCAGTTCCATAATGGTGAATCCCGTGAAGGCACCTACCTATAATCGTCATTTTGTAGTGAACGGCGCCAATTTGACTTCAGGGGGACAGCAGTTGGGAACCATCGTTTCAACGGACGCCCTGCGCTTGTCGCATCTGGATCAGCTGCGGAAGAGGCTTGACGACATGGATCAGCCATTGCAATCCGTCAAACTGGCAGGGGATCGAGCCGCGCAGACTTCCAGGATGTGGGTATTTCTCGCCACACCCAATCAGTACTCGCTCCTTTTGACCGAAGGTTCGTTGCGTGCATTCCAGCAGAACGCCATCAATCGGGCGTCATATTTTGACGAGCGCCATCCGCTGTTTGCCGGTGAGGTTGGAATGTGGAATGGCATTCTGGTGATCAAGAATGAGCGCGCGATCCGCTTCATGCCTGGCGAAAGCACGAAGATAGTCACCGCAGCAAACGCGGCAACTGCAACAGAAACCGATCAGGCTGTCAATGGAGCATTGACTGCCGGGTACGCGATCGAGCGCGGATTATTATTAGGCGCACAAGCACTGGGTGTCGCTTATGGCAAAACCAGGGTCAGTGGAATGCAGTTCGGATGGAAGGAGCATTGGTATAACTTTGAAAGTAACCTGGAAGTGATGGGCGAGAAGGTTTGCGGCAAAGCGAAAACCCGTTTCTCTATCGACGATGGAACAGGTTTCAAGGTACCCACCGACTTTGGCGTGATTGCGGTTGACTCGGCTGTACCACTTTAATCCGTTTTAACCAGTTTGATACAGTGAAAGCGGAGCTTTAATGTCCGCTTTCAACCATCACTTTTCCGAGAGATATAAATGGCTACTTTTAGTGCACCAGATCTGAACAGCAAAGCGATGCCCATGGGCAACTATGGCAACGCCGCGATGATTTATGGGACAGCAACGCCCTCATCCGGGGTGGTTGGAAGCATCTATCGTCCGGTCAGAATTCCGGCTGGCATGAGTGTTACGGCGTTACGGATAGTAAATGACGATCTGGATACAGGGGGCACCACGTTTGCTGTAAAAATCGGCTATACCCCAGTCGACTCCGGGCAAGGTCCTGTCGAGGATGACGATTATTTTTCCGCTGCTACAACGATTTTATCCGGTGTGGCTCTTACCGACCTGAGATTTCAACCCATCAAATTCGAAAAAGATGTGTATGTTATCCTGACGGTAACTGCACCGGCCACTGCATTTGCTTCGGGCAATATCACTGCAATCGTCACGGGCGAGGCAATAGGCGTCAAGTAAAAGCAAGCAGTAATCAGGAAGTCAAAGGCGATTCCCAAGGTCTCTAGGAATCGCCTTTTTTTAGGATTTTATATGCCAAAAGTCAAATATATTGCCGCCGGCATCAAGATTGACAGCATCAATGGGGTGGGACTGCGCTGGGAACCGGGCCAAGTGCGGAATGTAAGCGCTGAAGTTACTGAGAGGCTGCTCGTCTACTCCGATACGTGGATGCGCGTCCACGATGAGACGCTGGATAACGTTGTGCCGATCGGGTTGGCGCAACCAGAGAAACCGGTTGAAGAACCGCTGCCGGTGATCGACTTTCATTCCATGGGTAAAAAAGCTCTGCTTGAGTTTGCCGAGCGTAAATACAACGAACGGCTGGATAAGCGCCAAAACGAGGGGACGATACGGCATAAAGTGATTGCCCTGTTTTCCAAGAACGAGATGCCGGACTGATGCCGTTCTCATATCAGTCAATTGTCGAGTTGGCTCGCATCCCGCTCAATGACGACGACAAGACGCGTTATCCGGATACCGTATTATTGTCCTTTGCCAATCAGGGGATGCTGCAGATACTCAAGCGACGACCGGATCTGTTCATAGGCAGGTTCAACAACCTGCCTGATGGGGAACGCGCCTTGGATGATGCTTTTCCGCTACCACCTATATACCTCCAGACAGTAGCAGACTATGTTACGGCCAGAGCAGAAATGTCTGACGATGAGCACGTCAATTCCGGTCGTGCCGCACTATTCATGCAGTTGTTCGGCTCCGAGGCGCAACCATGAAATTCTGGAGCGATTTTTATGATCTGCTTATGCCAGACCTGCCTGGATGTCCTGCTGCTGCAGCCGACAGTGCGTTGCGCCAATCTTCTATAGCGTTTTGTGAGCAATCCGTGGCCTGGCAAACCGAGCATCAGCCTGTCTTCGTAATGGGGGGCATTGCAGAGTATCCCTTTTCTCCACCTGAAGGCGCGGCAGTTCATGCCATCATAAATGCAGTGCTGGATGGAGAAGAAATAGAGTCTTTTGCCTGCGAGAAGAACATCACGATCAAAACTGGGGTCGCCAAACTGGCAAACCGCGGTATGTTCTTGGTGGCCCATCTTCGCTGACCCTGATTCCAACTCCGGATAGTAACGGAGTATTGGCAATAAGGGTCGCGTTAAAACCTTCGGCCACCAGTACAGGGATTGATGACGGACTATTCCACGAATACCGCGAAGCCATCATTCACGGCGTGCTGACGCGGCTAATGCTGTCCCCTAAAAAGCCCTATACCAATATCCAGCTAGCCGCCTATCACCAGCAACAGTTCATTATCAAGACGGCGGCAGCAGGCATGAGGGTAGCCAGAAGCTATGCCAGAGCGCCCCTCCAGACAGCGATCCTGAGACGAGGATAAACATGGGACTCAAATTCTCGAATTTTGGCAAGGCCATTATCAGTTCCGCCCCGAGCGGGACAACAGGATTGAGCTTCACGGTGGAGGCCGGGAAGGGCGTTCTCTTTCCATCGCCGGGCATCGGCGATTATTTCTACGGCATATTCAAGGATGCTTCCGGCAACCGGGAAATCGTGAAAATCGAGGCACGTACGACCGACAGCTTAACCATCGCGCAAGGAGGACGAGGACTGGACGGTACGGCTCCCCGTACCTGGGCAGCAGGCGATTACTTCGTTGCCGGGGTGACCAACATCGCCTTGCAGGAATCCCTTGCAAATCCAAATCTCCAGGCGCTTGGCGCCCTGGAAACGTCAGCCGATAAGATGGCATATTTCACTGGACCGGGCACAGCTGCATTGGCGAATCTGAGTTCCTATATCCGGAGCTTGCTGAATGATGATAATGCGGCGGCTGCAAGAGCGACTCTAGGCGCTGCGCCTGCGAGCCTCATTCCCCCTGGAACCGTTATGTCATTTTTTCAGGCGACGGCTCCGGCAGGCTGGACTCAGGTCACGACGCATCATAATAAGGCACTGCGTGTTGTAGGAAGTGCCGGTGGCGGTTCGGGTGGTTCGGTCGCGTTCACGTCAGCCTTCACGTCGCAGGCAGTTTCGGGTTGGAACAGCGCGACGACGTTGACTTCGGCGCAGATGCCGGCGCATACCCACAGTTTGAGCGTGTATGGGACATCAGGCGGAGGAGCTAACCCCAGCGGTGGGGGAGGTGGAACTATTACCGGAATGCTAATTACGGATACCGGCACAGGTGGCGGTGGCTCGCACAGCCATATTTTTACCGGGACGGCCATCAACCTTGCCGTGCAATACATCGACATAATCATAGCGAGTAAGGATTGATGGAAATACGCATAGCCAATTGTCCGCTGGAGGCAAAATGTGAAGAGCTTAAGCTCGAGGATGACAAACCTGTCCTTTATCGATGTCCATGGTATGTGCAGGTTCGCGGCGTAAATACCAATACGGGACAGGAAACCGATTCATGGGGATGCGCTATAGGCTGGCTGCCCACGTTAATGATCAACACTGCCAACGAATCCCGCAAGGGCGCCGCAGCTACAGAATCCTTCCGTAATGAGATGGTGAAGCACAGCGAGAAAACGCAACAGGTGCTGCATGTGGCAGCGCACCTGGCCAACAGGAAGGTCCAGGGTAACGGTTTATTGGAGCAGAGCGAGATATGCGAGTGACAATCATTCGGGACGACAGCGTGGTTGGAATCGATGGCGTATTCAGGCGAATCGATTTATCGTCGTTGAGGGCCAACGTGCGCGCTGTACAGTGGAACGATACAAGCGGCCATATAGAGTATGACGATACTGCAAATACGCTGCTCACAAACATGGCGGAGTTTCAGCCATTTGTGGATCTATGGAAAACCGCGGCATCAGAACAAATCACCGTGTTGACTGCAGCGGGTCCGGATCAAATGAAAGCAGCGGCTGTCGCCCGGATCAACACTGCTTATCAGTCCGATGTAAGGGAGTTGACAGCAGTTTATCCAGAGGAAGAAGTTAAAAGCTGGGCATTACAGGAAGGGGAAGCAAAGGCATGGTTTTCGAATCCTCAAGCCCATACTCCCTGGCTGGACAGCGCTGCTGAGGCTCGAAATATGAGTAAGGTAGATCTGGCGGCCAAAATTATTGCCAAGGCTGCTGCATTTGCGAGAGTGCATGGCCAACTGACGGGCAAGAGGCAGAGATTACAGGAGATGATTGCTGCGCTTGGTGATTTTCCCACTCGGCAGCAATTGGATGACATCAAGTGGTAAAACATGATCGAAATTTTTTAAACGAGACAACAAGATGCGGCGTAGCCGCTTTTTTTTTGCTCGAACGGGCTTTTTTATTCAATACCCAGGAGGAATTATTGTGACCATGTTTCAACGCAAACGTATCAAAGCCATCCAGGAAGAAGTGGAAAGTCAACGTGCCGCAGCTGAAGCCCGCGCAGATGGTTTATTGGAAAAGTTGAAGGAATCGAAATGGACCGCTCCAATATTGCTGGGTGCGGTCGTATTTGCAATAGTTTTATGGGGTTTGTCCTGATCATGGCTGAGGATGAAGGCGACCATGAGGTCGCGAACAGGGTCGAGAGGCGGCGTGGACCATCCACCTACACATTATCCTTCGGTGGAATTATTGCAGTGGCGGGTTTGGTTGCATCTGGCGTAGCGACGTATAACACGGTGCAAAATGATATCGCGACCCTGAAACGAGGCGAGCTGTATCAGGAAAGAACTAATGAACGCCTTGATGAGGAACTCAAATCGGTGAGAGCCGAGCAGCGTGAAACGATGAAGGAATTCAATGACAAGCTCGACAGAATCATCGAGAAATGGGCGAGGGGGAGAAAGGCATGAGGTATTTGCTGGCAGCCTTGTTTCTGGCATCGTGCACCATGCTTACGCCCCTCGTGACGAATGAACCGCCGGTGACGAACGAAACCCCAATGGAGCCACACGTTTCGACGGTACAACCGCAAACATCGATGAATCCCGCGGAGGTTTCGAAGCCAAAATCCAAGCCAGCATCTCCCATTCCGGAAATATCCTCGTGCGCCACACTGAATGCAGGCAATGTGAAGGAGACCATAAAGGCGAAGCTGGATTGCATCACAGAAACTATTCCCTGACACCTGCATACCGATACGCATAAATAAGCATGGAACACGAGGAATCGAAAGATGAGTAAGCCATTGTTTAGCCAAGGCAGGTCCGCTGTAGCGTTATTAGTGGTGGCTGCATCAACACTGGTTGGAATCGCGGTGAACGAGGGGTATAAGGATGAAGCATATATCCCTGTGCGCGGGGATGTCCCCACCATCGGGTTTGGTACGACTATGGGCGTGAAAGTGGGAGACAAGACAACTCCTGAGAGGTCTTTGATCCGGTTGCTGGATGAAATCGAGGATGTTTATGCGGCTGGAGTCAGACGCTGCGTGACTGTGCCTCTATATCAGCATGAGTATGAGGCGTATGTGAGCCTCGCTTATAACATCGGTGTCGGTGCATTCTGCCGAAAAGCCTTACCTGGAAAACCGCCTAATCTTATCGACCTGCTCAATGCCGGACGGTATGCGGAAGCGTGTCAGCGCATAGAGGCATTCAAGTATGGCCCCGGTAAAAAAGTACTGCCGGGGCTCGTGAAGAGGCGTGCCAAGGAACGGGCATTATGCGAGGGACGAGGAACTGATTTACAGCAGGATAGCTCTCCCGGAACAGGAGAGCTGGCGGGGTGAGCGCATTCAGGATTTCCGGATTCTCCGGCCTTGTGCCGCGGCTGGCAAAGCACTTGCTCAGCTCGAACCAGGCGCAGACGGCGACCAATTGCAACCTTGCCGCTGGCGACTTGCGGCCCAGGAACGCGCCGCTACTTGTTTTTTCTCCCCAGATCAATGGCGAAATCCAGTCGATGTTCAGGATGGAAAAGGATGGGAGCGAAAAGTGGCTCGTCTGGAGCAGGGATGTCGATGTAGCCCGCTCGCCTGTTGCAGGGGATACGCTTCAGCGGTTCTACTACACGGGTGACGGGGAGCCGCGCACCTCCAACTTTGAAATGGCAACAGCGGGCACCAATACTTATCCGTCCACCTGCTATGTACTTGGGGTTACACCCCCGGTTAGCGAGCCACTGGTGACTGCGTCGGGTGGAAGCGGAGCAGTGACTTCCCGTGCCTATGTTTATACATTTGTCACGCAATGGGGGGAAGAGTCGCAACCTTCTCCCGCTTCGATAGTGACCAGTGGAAAGATAGACGCAACCTGGATGATTTCAAATCTGGACTCAGCACCCCCCAATTCCGGGACAATTACTGCTGTTTCCAGGAATTCTCCAGTTGCCGGCCAAATGGAAATCAGCCTTGATACCGTCTTCGGTTTAAGAGCGCGCGAGGAAATCCAGTTTGAATCGGTATCAGGCGTGACTGACTTGAACGGTCAATTCATTCTGATAAGCGTGGATCCGGTAACCAAAAAGGTAGTCATATCCCTTTCTACAGACCAGGTCTACGCCGGTGGTGGGAGGTGGAAGCGCCAGGCGCCACACAATACCGGGGGGATGAACAAGCGCATCTATCGGACGCTTACCACTTCGTCAGGGACCGAGTATCGCTATGTCGCAACACTTTCAGCGGTTACAAAAAGTTACAGCGATACTGTTCCTGATACGGTTATTGCCCTGGGAGAAATACTGCCCTCCACGAACTGGGAAATGCCCCCGGTCAACATGAAAGGCATTGTTATGCTTGCGAATGGAATTGCCGCAGGATTCACGGGTAATGAGGTGCTTTTCTCGGAACCGTTCAAACCTTACGCCTGGCCTACTTCGTATCGACAAACATACGACCAGGAAATTGTAGCCATCGCTGCAATGGGAACCACATTGGTTGGCATGACCAAGGGCAACCCCTTCACCCTGACCGGGGTTGAGCCTGCGACCATGGGCGGAGGAATGGAGAAGCTGGGGGTGGCTTGGCCTTGCAGCTCGAAACGAGGAGTAGCGAATTTTGCATTTGGCATCGCGTATCCCGCTCCGCAAGGAATGGTAATGATCGGGGCAAGTAGCGATATTGTCACCAAAGATTTGTTTACCCAGAAGGAGTGGTCCGAACTGAATCCCGATACCTTTATCGCGACCTCTGCCGATAACCGCTATTACTGTGGCTATTCGGCTGGTGAGAGCTCCCTGATGTTCGTGATCGATAAGGCGGAGGATGCATCCTTTACAAAAATCAACCAGAACATCAGTTGCGTCTGGACAGATCCCATAACCGGCAAGCTTTACATCGCCACAAACAAGAAAATCTACGAATGGGAAGGGGATACGGGAGCCAAGCTTTTCTATGAGTGGAAAAGCAAACGGTTCGTTACTGCTCCACCGCTTAATTATGGTGCGGGGAAGATCGATGCCGATTTTGAAATGACGGAAGAAGAAAGAGCAGCGGCGCAATCCTCCTATAAGGAGGCTATCGCTGCCAACCAGACATTGATCAGTTCTTATTCCATGAATGACGGACTGGCAGATACCTGCCTCGGTGAATACGAGATCGGGGGTGATGCGACCCAGGATATTCCCCTCTTATCCATAGACTCCCTGCAATTTCAATTATGGAGCGACGGGTCGCTGAAGTTTACCAAACAGGTCAAGAATAACAGGGCATTTCGGCTTCCCGGCGGCTATAAGGCCGATAACGTGGAGTTTGTGCTATCCGGCAATGTGAAGGTAAACAGCCTTGTCCTGGCTGAAACAATGGATGGATTGAAGCAGGCATAACTACCATAAGTCCCAATCGAGGGGCCGGATTGGCACTCCAGGGAGTGCTCTCGAGCCGCTAAAGGTATTTCAAGCAGTTTTTCTTCCTGATTTTTGTCGCCCAAACGCAGCCGCCCCTATTCGGGCGGCTTTTTTTGACTATGAGAAAAGGAATTGTATGGCGAAGTATGTTCATTCCGATGTACTGGATGGTGGATTGAATGCGATAAAAAACAATGCGGGCCGCATGCTGCTGTTAAAGGCATATTCCTTTGCTGACAGTTATGCAACCGTTAATGCTAATGCAATTTGTGCGGTTGCAATGGCGCCCGGAGATTATGCACTGTCAGGTGCCGACGGCGCAGCACGCGTGCTGACAGTCGCGGCACGCAGCGGAACAGCCTCGGCCAATTCGGGCAGCGCGCCGGATCTTCACATTGCATTCACGGACAACGTGGGCAAGGTCTTGCTGGTGACCGATGAAACCACCGATCAGGTGGTAACGAGCGGCAATACAGTCAATTTCCCAAGCCTGACTTACACGAGCTCCCAGCCCACCTAACTCAACTCCTGGCGATATTCCCGAAATCAAACTATGGCAACATTTACCCAAGCGCAGAGCGCACGCAGCGTCGTGCTCAATCTGGGAACGCTGGCTAGCGGCACCTACATAACTTCGTCAGCCATTGATCTCGGACCTGCTATCCCGCTGGATATTACTTTAGAGATTGAATGCGATCCTAACGGGACTCCAACCGGCAGCCGCCAACTCATATTATTCGCAAAACTATCGCTCGATAATGTGAATTTTGGGAGCGGCCCGGAAGGCGGAGCCGATGCCACCAACGAGGCTGACCTGCATTGGATTGGCACATTGCCGTGCAATGACACGAACGTGCACCGGAAGCTTTTCAGCTTGCAAGGTCTGCCAATCAGCCGTTACCTGAAGCTGGTCGTTAAAAACGACATGGGGGTAGCCCTTATGTCAGGTAACGTCTATCGCGCAGACATTACAGGGATATCTGCCTAAGTGGCTGAAATAATCCTGTCTGGCAGGTTTAATGCACGGCCGCAAGTCTCGGTTGAGCTTGCCCCTTATTGGAAACGAGGTGCGGTCATTGTCGCGCCTTTGACCGAACAGTTCGCCCGAGATATTGCCACCCGCAATAATTTTTCATCTGGCGCGGCGGCCGCTCCTGCCCTTGCTATAAGGAATCAAGGCAGGACTCTATATTTTGATGGATCGACAACAAGGCTCCAAAGTGCGAGGCCGGTAACTCCCGGAGCGACTTTTACGGTATTCGCATGGTGCAGGCCGGCTTCTCTGAGTTCTTATGCGCGTATCGTCGAGACAGACTTTGCCAGCGGGTTTTTCCTTGGGCTGAATACCTCTGGAAAATACTGCTGGATCGTCAACAATGCCGCCGTTGAAGGTTGCATTGGAGGGCAACCAGCAGTATCTCAAAGAGATTTTGTTTGTGGCGTTTTCGATGGCTCGAACCGTATCCTGTATGTAAATGGTATCCAGGTCGCCATTAGCTCAGCTACTGCGCCGTCCGCAGCGCGAACGGTATACGTAGGAGCGTATGGTCTTGCTGGCACCTCATCATATGTTTTCAATGGCGACATCGATACGGTCGGAATTTTTGACCGGGCTTTTGCTCCCGCCGAAGTATTCTCGCTGCACCAAAACCCATGGCAGCTATTCAAGGCTCCTGCAAGAAAACTGTGGCCCGGTGATACAAGGCTTGCATTAAATGGTGTAGCTGCAATACAGGCAAATAGCGGCAGCGCCGGAGAAATTGCTCAACATCGCGCGCTTGCTGTTGCGGGATTAACACAGGCGGGTGGCGCCAATACGGGCAAGATCGAGCAGAATCAAATTCTTGCGACGACTGCCCTCGTTCAATCCAACCTGGGTAGCACTGTCGGCATTACCAGAGGTATTGCCCTGGCGAGTGCTGTAATTGCACCAGCCAGAACCTGGGACACAGGGAAAGTAAGTCAGGCGCACATGCTCAGGATGGGCGCATTGACCCAAGGGAAGATATTGCCAGGCGGAGCAATCACGCAAACTCATACCCTGATTGAAGCCGACCTGGCGCAGTTTAATGCAGGTGACGCCCTCCCTATATCCATCGGCAGTGGCACGCTTGTCGGGACGCCCTCCATGCAAGCCAATGCTGGCGGAACGGGCGTAATTACCCAGATACACATTCTTGTCGCCACTTTCTGCATCCAAATCAATAAAGCAAGCTCCAAAGCGATAAGTGACGGGGTTGTGATTGAATCCGCGCTTTTCAGCAAACCTGCTGAAGCGACTTATATCAAGAAGCCTGGCATTCCGGTTGGAACACCTCCCTGGCTGAAAACCATGCTTGAGACACTGACCGGACGACGCGGAAACCGAATAGCGCTTCCCGCCTTTCGCGCACTTACATTCTCTGCTCCCCCTACTCAAGCTGAATGCGAGGCGTTGTATGCGTACATAAATTCTGTTCGCGATTCTCTCGAACAGCTTATTTCACGTATGGATGGATGATGAATATTGAACTGATTTCGCTGCTCAAGGCAAATATGGGCTTGGCCTTGACATCTGATCTGGCCGCTGATATCTGCGTTGCCGCCAGCCGCATGGAGACGCTTGCGCAACCGAGAGATATTGCACAGATCAAGCCCCGATATAACGGTCGCATAGTATTCGCTGTAGAGCGTATTGAGAACATTACAGAAGAAATAAAGCATTTGCATCGCGCCCATTGGAATGAAACCGAGGGACACGGACACCGGCTACCGCTTCAGCCGGATTACGAGACTTTTCTCCGGTATGAGCAGGCGGGCCGCTACCTTCTTTTTACTGTAAGGAGCGAAGGGAAGTTACTGGGCAATTGCGCCATGTATCTGGACAAGAGCGCCCACACGCAAACACTTATTGCCACGGAAGACACGCTGTATCTTTTGCCCGAGGCACGACGCGGCACTATTGCCAAGCGTTTTGTAAGGTATGTCGAGAATGCCATGAAATTGCTTGGCGTTCGGGAAATCAACATTACCGTAAAGACAGTTAGTAAGGCCGCACGATTTTTCCGATTGCTCGGCTACAGGCACGTAGAAAATGGATTGACCAAAATATTGGAGATTGAAAATGTGTAGCTCAAAGCCACCAAGACCGGATCCGCTCATTGGGCAGGCGGCAAAACAACAGGCCGATATCGCCCAGCAACAACTGGATGTGGCAAAACAACAGCTCGAATGGGAGAAGGACAGAGCCAGGGTACAGGATCCGCTGATCCAAAAAATTGTGGATCAACAGATTGCTTCAAGCGAAGCCAATGCAGCGAGGGCCGAATCGCAATGGCAGGCATACCGCAACCTGTTTGCGCCGATAGAAGAGCGCATGGTGAGGGAGGCCAACGAATTCGACTCGACTGAGCGTAAAGAGCGGATGGCAGCCGAGGCAGGAGCGGATATCGCAAAAAGTTATAATAGCGCCCTGGACTCGATCCAACGGGCGATGGAACATATGGGAGTCAATCCTAATTCAGGCAAGTTTCAAGGTCTGGCCCACGAGATCAACCTTGGGCTTGCCAAAGACACAGCGGGAGCCATGAATAAGGCCCGGCGCGAGACAGAATTGCAGGGCATGGCCATGCGGCAAGGCATGGCCCAATTTGGGCGTAATATGCCCACCATGGGAATAGCTACCGATGCGGCAGCGCTCAATGCAGGTAACGCCGCCACTGACAATCTGGCAACGAAAGCCGGGGTGCATACCGCCGGCATGAATGCGGCGCAACACTGGTATGACGGCGCCCTCAGCGCGAATAACTCATGCGGCAACCTGATGCTGAACCAGTATCAGGGCCAACTGAATGCATGGCAGCAACAGCAGCAGAATAAAGTGGGAGGACTCAGCGGATTAGGCAGTCTGGTCGGCACCCTGGGCGGAGCTTACCTGATAAGGACCCTGGGCTTGCGAACGGGCGGCGTTATCAGGAACTACAATGCCTATGGTTTATCCACAGTAAAGCGCGAAGGCTATGCGGACGGTGGCATAGTACAAGGCCCCGGTACCGGCACCAGCGATTCCATTCCAGCTTCGATTGAAGGCGTGCAACCCATCCGTTTATCCAATGGCGAAGCGGTACTCAACAGGAAAGCGGTGGAACTTGTAGGAGAGGATTTCATCCACCGGCTCAATGTCGCCTCGGGGTTGATGAGGCACAAGGCGACAGTGAATAAACACAATAGGGAGGGGGGCCATGCTTGAAAGTCTGGGCGCCTTTGCTGGCGGCCTTGCACAAGGTATACGCACGGGGCAGGATATGAGGCTCCGGCAGCAGGATGCCAACCGGTTGAGAAAGACGGGTGAGCGCGAGGCGGAGTTGCATCGGGCGAGGATCGACAAGGCAGATTTTAACAGGGAAAAACGCGAGCGGCTTCGTGCCGCCAACGATGAGATAGTGATTCCATGGCAGCAGGATAAGCAGAAGCCATCTACTCCTGGTTACCCGATGCCCGGCCTGAGCACCGGGTTGACGAAAACACCTGTTGTCGTAGAAGCCGATGGTGGGGGCCTTTCCAGCCTGAGCAAACCAGCAACACAAATTCCATCGGATGAAATGGTTGCCAAGCGCATGTTGACTGGCAACCTGCTTGAAGATGCGGATGAACTGACGCGCATGGCGAACATTTACAAGAAATACGGCCTTCTGGAAGAAATGGCACCCTGGATGAACAAAGCCTACGCAGCGAAGAAAAGGGGAATTCCCGATGCGCTGAACTCCCTGTTAACCGGGAACGCCGGGAAAGCCAGAGAAATCCTTGAAAAAGGCGGATTGGCGCTTGCAGATGACCCTTTGCAACTGGATTCAGACGAGCAACAGAATGTATGGAGATTCCGATTCAAGGATGGCGGCGAGACGGAAATCGACCTGAGGGAATTTGCGAGAAGGTTTTTTCCTTCGTCAATACTTCCTCCAGCAACTCAACAATAATTCCGATAAAAGCCTATGGATTGGAATTACAATCTGCATACTCTCGTCTGAACATTATCGCTACAATAATTCCAGATGCATCAGCCCCAAGAAGATAAGCTTTCAGTTTTTCAAATACTAGTTTTTTCCAGCCTTGTCGTGTTCGCACTTTTTCTATGGCAAGGGCATAAAGGATTCTCACTATGGGATGAAGGTTTTCTTTGGTATGGGGTTCAACGTGTGATGCTAGGTGAGGTGCCCATCCGCGATTTCATGTCTTACGACCCCGGCCGTTACTACTGGTCCGCTACACTTATGAGACTATGGGGAGACAATGGCATCGTGGCCTTAAGGGGCAGCGTGGCGATTTTTCAAGTGATGGGATTATTCGTCGCTCTACTGTTAATTGCTCGAAATGCAAGAACGCCAAATTTTCCTTATTTACTTCTTTCAACCATCACATTGGTGGCATGGATGTATCCGCGCCACAAATTCTTTGATATTTCTTTATCTATTCTGCTGATCGGAGTATTGGCCTTCCTTGTGCAGAACCCTACAAGGAGACGTTACTTTTTCACCGGTCTATGTGTAGGTTTGGTAGCTGTTTTTGGCCGTAACCATGGTGTGTACGGTGTCTTAGGTAGCCTTGGGGTTATGATATGGCTGACCATCAGACAAGCGGATAAGCTTGAATTTATCAAGCGAGCTATGTTGTGGGCAATAGGGGTAGCAATTGGTTATGTTCCGATACTTCTCATGATATTGCTGGTACCAGGCTTTGCTTCTGCCTTCTGGGAAAGTTTGCTCTTTTTCCTTGAAATTAAAGCAACTAATCTTACTCTACCAGTTCCTTGGCCTTGGCGTTTGGATTTTGATTCCATATCTGTTGATAAGACGATTCGTGGGGTGCTGGTTGGCTTGTTTTTCATTGCTATAGTTGTTTTTGGCATACTTGCTACCATATGGGTTACTTGGCAGAAGTTTCACAAGAGAGCTGTTCCATCGGCGTTGGTTGCAGCTGCGTTCTTGGCAT